GATTTTCAAGGCTTTGCAAGCACAGAACAGGGGCAGGCAATAGAAACTACCGTCTGCCCCCGGAAACAGGCTTCTAACCGTCCACAAACACGATATGACAAACACCATTTATATCCATCAGCCGGAAAAATCGGTCAGCTTTACCCGGCTGCCCAATTTCCTTTTTGAAGCCCCCACATTCACACCCCTGTCCAATGAAGCGAAGATACTGTACGCCTTTATCCTGCGCCGGACGGAGTTGTCCCGTAAGAACGGCTGGGCGGACGAGTACGGGCGCATTTACCTGTACTATCCAATCTGCGAGGTAGTCGCCCTGCTCCACTGTGGGCGGCAGAAAGCCGTCAATACCCTACGGGAATTGCAGTATGCGGGGCTGGTGGAGATCCAGAAGCAGGGCTGTGGAAAACCCAACCGCATTTACCCAAAATCCTATGAAGCGGTTCCAAACACCGACTTCAAGAAATCCGGTTATGGAACGCCGGAGGACTGAAAACCATACCCATGAAGTATGGAAATCACTCCCCGGAAGTACGGAAACCGGACGGTATATAGAAATATAAAGATAAAAAGATTGATTTATATTCTATCCATTCCTATCCTATCAGAGATAGTTTCGGCGGGATTTTCCCTGTGGAAACCCGCTGGAAAAGAATGGAACGAGGAAAGGAGCAGAATGGCACAACACGCAATTTTGCGGTTTGAGAAACACAAGGGCAACCCGGCAAGGCCGCTGGAAGCCCATCACGAACGGCAGAAAGAGCAATACGCCAGCAACCCCGACATTGACACCAGCCGGAGCAAATACAACTTCCATATCGTCAAGCCGGAGGGCAGGTACTATCATTTTATTCAAAACCGTATCGAACAGGCCGGTTGCCGTACAAGGAAAGACAGCACCCGGTTTGTGGATACGCTCATTACCGCCAGCCCAGAGTTTTTCAAGAAGAAGTCGCCAAAGGAGATACAAGCGTTTTTCCAGAGGGCGGCAGACTTCCTCATCGGGCGGGTAGGCAGGGAAAATATCGTGTCGGCCGTGGTACACATGGACGAGAAAACACCCCACCTGCATTTGGTCTTTGTCCCTCTGACAGAGGACAACCGCTTGTGTGCAAAGGAGATTATCGGGAACAGAGCCAACCTCACAAAATGGCAGGACGATTTTCACGCTTATATGGTGGAGAAATATCCCGACTTGGAGCGTGGGGAAAGCGCCAGCAAGACAGGCAGGAAGCATATCCCCACCCGTCTGTTCAAGCAGGCGGTCAATCTCTCCAAACAGGCAAGAGCCATTGAAGCCACGCTGGGCGATATTACCCCGTTCAACGCCGGAAAGAAAAAAGAGGAAGCCCTCTCCATGCTGAAAAAGTGGTTCCCGCAGATGGAGAATTTCTCCGGGCAACTGAAAAAATACAAGGTCACAATCAATGACCTGTTAGCGGAAAATGAAAAGCTGGAAGCAAGGGCAAAAGCCAGTGAAAAAGGCAAGATGAAAGATACGATGGAACGGGCAAAGCTGAAAAGCGAACTGGACAATTTACAGCGGCTGGTTGACCGTATCCCGCCGGAAGTGCTGGCGGAGTTGAAGCGGCAACAGCGGCACACAAAGGAAAGGTGATTTTATAAGCAGATTTTTACGCCGTCCCTGTGCGGCATTGTACCTTGAAAATTGAATACAGGAGGTTCTATGGAGCATATCAGATACAAAAAAGAAACAGAGGTCGTGACTTTTCAGGGAAAAGAAATCACGCTGGAAAACCTCTCCCCGGTGTTCACGCCGGAACAGGAAGTGGCCAAACGCTGGGAACTGGAGCAGCAGCTTTATGAGGTGTTCCGCAAATATGCCGATAAGCGGCAGAAAGAGGAAGCCGGGGCGTAAGGTTTTCCGAAGCCATCGTTGATTTACGGGGCTGCTGGCGGTATAATAGAACTGTCAGCAGCTCCGTTTCTTTTTTAAGAAAAGGAGCGACAAAATGAATAACAGAATAGACGCAATCTATGCAAGGCAATCGGTAGACAAAAAGGACAGCATTTCCATTGAAAGCCAGATTGAGTTTTGCAAATACGAATTGAAAGGCGGGAACTGTAAGGAATACACAGACAAAGGGTACAGCGGCAAGAACACAGACCGTCCAAAGTTTCAAGAACTGGTGCGGGACATTAAGCGGGGCTTGATAGCAAAGGTCGTGGTTTACAAGCTCGACCGTATCAGCCGTTCCATTCTGGACTTTGCCAACATGATGGAGTTGTTCCAGCAATACAATGTGGAGTTTGTGTCCTCTACGGAAAAGTTTGATACCTCTACTCCGATGGGGCGGGCTATGCTGAATATCTGTATCGTGTTCGCCCAGCTTGAACGGGAAACGATACAGAAGCGGGTGACGGACGCTTATTATTCCCGCAGCCAGCGAGGGTTTAAGATGGGTGGAAAAGCCCCTTATGGCTTCCATACAGAGCCAATCAAGATGGACGGTATCAACACAAAGAAGCTGGTGGTAAACCCAGACGAAGCGGCAAATATCCGGCTGATGTTCGAGATGTACGCCCAGCCCACAACCTCCTACGGGGACATTACCCGGTACTTTGCCGAACAGGGAATTTTATTTAACGGCAAGGAACTAATACGCCCCACGCTGGCGCAGATGTTACGCAATCCTGTCTATGTGCGGGCAGACCTTGATGTGTACGAATTTTTCAAAAGTCAAGGGACAATCATTGTCAATGACGCTGCCGATTTTACCGGCATGAATGGCTGCTATCTGTATCAAGGGCGGGATGTGAAGCCCAGCAAAAAGAACGACTTGAAAGACCAAATGCTGGTGTTGGCTCCCCATGAGGGCATTGTCCCCTCCGACATCTGGCTGACCTGCCGCAAGAAGCTGATGAACAACATGAAAATCCAGTCTGCCCGGAAAGCAACCCATACATGGCTGGCGGGAAAAATCAAGTGCGGAAACTGCGGATATGCCCTTATGAGCATTAACAATCCTGTGGGAAAGCAATATCTCCGCTGCACAAAGCGGCTGGACAATAAAAGCTGTGCCGGGTGTGGGAAAATCATCACTTCGGAGCTGGAAGCGGTGGTTTACCAGCAGATGGTGAAAAAGCTGGAAAAGCACAAGACGCTGACGGGCAGGAAGAAAGCGGCAAAGGCAAACCCGAAAATCGCCGCCCTGCAAGTGGAACTTCTCCATGTGGACAGCGAGATTGAAAAGCTGGTGGACAGTCTGACGGGCGCAAACAATGTGCTGCTCTCCTATGTGAATGTGAAGATAGCGGAACTGGACGGGCGCAAGCAGGAACTTCTGGCGAGGATAGCGGAGTTGACGGTGGAAGCCATCAGCCCGGAACAGGTCAGCCAGATTTCCGGCTACCTCGACACTTGGGAGGATGTATCCTTTGACGACAAGCGGCGTGTGGTGGATTTGATGATTACCACCATAGCCGCCACAAGCGATAGTTTGAATATCACATGGAAAATCTGACGGGCGGAACCCCTCCCGTCAGATACCTACCCTGTGTAGTCCCTTGTAAACTGTACTTTTTCTTGTTGTACACTTTTGTTTCTTATTCTCCAAAAGCATTGGTATCACTTGTGCTGCGCGGTTTATTTACTGTTCCTTGCTGTAGGTTGTTGTGCCTTGTTTGTTGCGGTTTTTTGGTGACGGTTGCGGTTTTGTTGCGGTTTCTATTGAGCCGTCTTTTTTAATGCTTCTCTGAAAATCTGACTTGCCCGCCTCATGCTTTCTGCGTCGGCATGGGTATACATTCGCAGCGTAACCGCCTTATCGGAATGCCCTAACTTCTCTGAAACGCTGGCAATATCTGCGCCGTTTGTGATAGCGATACTGGCGAAGCTGTGGCGCAGCTTGTGCGGGTGTAGATCGTCAATACCATATCGAGCGGCAAACTTTTTCAAATAGCGTGTAGGTGATTGTGGGTGCATTGGCTCCGGGCTGTTGTCCTGCGTAAATACAAACGCACTCAGGGCGTGACTGGCCTGTTGCTGCCTTAACTGCTGCAAAAGGGCGATCACATCCGCGTCAACATCTATGATGCGCGTCTTACCGTTTTTCGGTGTGTCGAGGTATACGCCCTTTTGCGGCGTATAGCAAAGGTTTCCTGCAACGGTGATGGTATTACCCTTGAAATCGACATCTTTCCATTGTAGGCCACAACACTCCCCGCGACGGATCCCCGTATCCACCAGCAGGCGAATCAATGCTTGCCACTTTAGCGGCTCTTTTTCAAGGCAAGATAGAATATGCTTTACTTCTTCTATCGTGTATGCTTCTGCCTCTATGCCCCGTACTTCGTCCTTTCTCTGCTTTGGGCGCTCTACTTTATCCATTGGGTTTTTCTGGATAATGTCAGACAAATACGCCATTTTGAAAAGCGACTTTAGCACCGTGTAGACCTTGATGCAGGTTGCGTGCGCTTTCCCCTGCCCCTGCATATCCAGCAGCAGCGCCGATATATTCGCCGCCGTAATATCCGGCATTTTCATTTCTCCGAGCGTTGGATATATCCAACAGTCAAGATTGCCCTGAAAGCTACTTCGGCTATTTTCGCTGATTGTGACGGCCTTTGCGGGCATAAACACCCGTTCCCCATACTGGCGCAAAGTCTGAATCTTTGTGGCCTCCTGTTTTTGCAGGAGGTCTTTTTCTTTTTGTTCGGCTCTACTGATAGCCTCGCCATTGTCGCAGCGGCGCTCAAATTCAGCAGCAACCTTTGCCAATTCCCGGTCAATCGCTTTCTTACTCCACCCTTCCGGCGGATACCATCGAGAAGTCAACCGAGAACGAGAGCGCCCCCGCGACACTTGAATTTCATAGAACGTGCGCCCATCCTTAGTCTGCTTTTCTCTGATCGACGGCATTATTTTTCACCTCTGCTTCTATATTGCCCGCAATCTTAAACAATAGTTTTTGCGCCTCGAATAATGACAGTTCCTTGTCTGTCACAGCAAACTTATAATCTTTCTTTGCTCTTCGCATCGCATCTACGTCCCCACGTTCCTCCGCCCTACTATAAGTAATTGGCTTTTGCTTTATTACACCGCATTCGTGGTGATATATAGCAAGTCGGTTGACCATATCCCAAAAATCATCACACATAATGAGCCAATTTAATTCCGGCAAATCAAAAACACTCTTTGCTATATTTTGGTTTGCCTCATTCAATTTAGTTACAGCCGCTTCCGAAAGGCCGGTTGTTTTTGACGTTGTAGCAATATCTTCATTGACCGTCTTTGTTGTTGTCCTCCCAAGCAGATAATCAGTTGTTACGCCGTAATAGTCGGCAATCTTACAAAGGTTTTCTAATGATGGGCGCGATATTCCAAGCCGGTATTGGTTGATAGCTTGCGAAGAAATGTCCAAATAAGTTTTCAGTGCATTTGCATCCGTTATAAGTTCATCCAGCCTTTTTGCGAGCGTGGCGTTCTGCTTCTCTGCCACATTCATTGATGAAGTCGGTGTTGTTTTGCGCCCCATAACTGCCTCCGAAATCAAATATTACTTTCATTTTTGATAATTTAAAAAGTGCTTCTTGCATCCTGCCAAAACTTGAAGTACAATGGCCTTAGAAAGTGGTGCTTGTTTCAACTTATCATATCAAAGTTTCACTTGCTTGTCAACAGGCTACCTCAAATCAGATGAAAGGACGGCAGAAAAATGAATGTAACGAAAAGTGAGCGGAATACGCCATTTTTGAAAATCGGGGCCGCAAGCAAGGCTACCGGCCTGTCGCAATACTATTTGCGGCGCGGCTGTCGCGATGGGAGCGTTCCTCATGTGATGTCCGGCACAGTTTATTTGGTCAATGTTCCTGCGCTTCTCCGAAAGCTGGGCGCGGCAGAGGGAGGCGCGACGGAATGAGCGAAAACAAAAAAGCCCCTGCCGGTGCGGGAACACCGGCGGGGGTAGCGGAAACGGCAGCGTTGGGCGCGGCGGCTATTTCCTGTCCATATTTTACCATGCCACCAAGGGCACGTCAAGTCTCCGCTTATTTGCCCATTGGTGCGGGAAATGCAATCGACAGCAAAACACTTTCGGCGACGATGGGATTTAAGACCGTGCGCGAACTATCGCGGCAGATACAGCGCGAGCGTCTTGACGGTGCCCCAATCTGCGCCGCCGTCAGCGGAGATAGGCGCGGGTATTATTTGACCGACAAACCCGCCGAACTGCAGCAGTATATTAGCGCATTAGATCGCCGCCTCCGCGAGATACGCCGCACCCGCGACGCCTGCGGGGACACGCTGCGGCGCATGACCGGGCAAGAAGTTCTAAAAGGGTGGTGAGCAGGTGGCGGAGATTAAAGAGAAACATCCATCGTGGTTCAAATTGAAAATTGAACGGCGGCAGCTCATAAAGCAGCTCCCGCCAGAAACTGCGGTCAATGTCCTTCTTGCTTGTTGGGAGTATTTGGAAACCTGTGAAATCCCCGACACGTTGCAGCCGTTGGAGAAAATCGCATTTTCTGCGTTCTTCCCGGATATGGAGGAAGCATGGCAGCGATATGAACAGCGCGTAAACGCCAAGAGAAACAAATCGGTCGATATCGACCGATAACGCTCGACACAGAAGAAGAAACAGAAATAGAAACAGAATTGTAAAAGGGTATAAGGGCGTCGCGCTTCGCACGCCACACCCCACCCCCACGAAAGGAATTATCGTGCTATTCGATTTTGAAAAGTTTTCCAACATTACTGGCGCTGTGTACCCCGGTGGGGCGTACAGACTGGAGGACGCTCTAAGCGTCTTTCGGTACTACTTTGAGCGATACGAGAGATATACCGGTAGACCGCACCCGCCGATCAAAGCAAGCCAGATCGTGCGTATCTGCCAGGATATGCCCTACATCAGCCGAGAGTGCAGCGGAGGGCGGTACACGGACATAGAGCCGGAAAATTATCCGACTTTGATCGACAAATATTTTGCCACCAAATACCGAAACTGTGACCGCAACATCAACCATTTTTTCAGCGGCAGGATACGCGAACTAAAATTCTATGAGGAGCTGTATTGATGAATTACTGGGAGACCGAAACGCCTGTAAAGGCAACCACCAAGAGAAATGAGATCGAGTATTACAAGGAGGCGGGCAAGCTGGCGATTTCTCGCCCTGCGTGGACAGATGACAGCGGAAATACCCGACGCGGGAAAACCGTTACACTTGACCTTGCAGCACTCCGGGGAGCGCCGGAGGCGATTGCCGTCTTTGAGGAGATCACAGCCGCCCTCTGTGACCGCCAGAAAGCCGCAGGAAGCGCCGAAGGGCAGGAGGCGGTAAACAACGCCGCAGAATAATAAAAGCTCACAGGTAGGGCTTGCAAGCCGCGCAAAAGGCGGGAAGCGGTCACAGCGCAAAGGCGCGGACGGGGAAAGAGAGCTTGCCGCTATTCTCCGCGAATATGGGTATCCCATAAAGCGCGGTGGATCTATGTCCTTTGGCGATGTTCCCGATCTTGTGGGATTGCCGGGAATACATATCGAGGTCAAAAGAGCCGAGCAAGTCAGGCTTTCAGAATGGATGGCGCAGGCATTGCGGGACAGCAAGCGTTTCCGTGATGGTATACCCGCCGTATTCCACCGCAGAAGCCATGAAGCATGGCATGTGACAATGAGCCTTTCGGACTTTATGATTCTTTATTCCGCAAAAATACATAATTTTCCGAGAAAGGAGGTTTCCGCCAATGGCATTGACGCAAAACCAACAGAAAGCAATAGCGGCGCTATTGTCCAGCCCATCCCGTGAAGAAGCGGCGCGGAAGTGCGGCCTTACATCGCGGACGCTGCGCGTCTACTTCCAAAACGATGAATTTTGTGACGCGTACCGCGCCGCTTTCCAAGAATTGACAGAAAATGCAACGCGGAAGGCACAACAGCTCCTGTGCCCGGCGCTTGAAACACTGGAGGAGGTCATGCAGGACGCGGATGCGCCTCCGGCGGCAAAGACAAACGCTGCGCGGATCGTCATTGATAGCACCATCAAACTAACAGAGGTCAATGACATTTTAACGCGCATTGAAAATCTCGAACGTGCAAGAGGTGATGGCTAAATGAGCATTAGGACTATTCGTGATCGGCTGGAAAAGTTGGAGGAGTTGACCTTGCAGCGCCCTGGTGTGGCCGTTATCCTACCCACAGAAGATGGATTTTTTATAGCATCCCGCGGCGATGGCAAAGCGGCGCGGCTCTGTAACACGCTGGGCGAGGCGCAACAATTCTGCGCCGCCTGCGAAACAACAATAATCATTGACGTTTGAAAGGAGAAACTATGAATTTCGGAAAATCTGTACGTGAAAGCGTTGCACTGTGCGTGACGACACTTGAAGAAATCACGGCAGCAGAAAAGGAGCTGGCCGCAGCGAGGAAGGCCGGTAAAATCGCTCCGGCGGATGCCGAGGCGAAGTCTGCCGAACTCGCCCATGCCCGTGCCGATGCCCTGGGTACGGTCAATACCCGGATCGAGCGCGACCGCCTCGCGCACCACGCCGCCGTTGACAAGTGGAACATTGCCGATGGCACTAAAATCGACGAGGGCGATTTGAAGCTACTGCAAGCCGATTTCCACTTTGATCCGGCGCAGTTCCAAGCGCTTTGTGACAAGCACCGCGACAATGCGACCATGCTGCAGCTCTTTGCGGAATACAGTGAGAAGCACCGCGACTGGAACTTGACGGCGGATCGTCCTATCGGCGCACAGGCACGCAAGGACGCCTTTGACCGGTTCTGCCGGGATGCAAGCAGCGCAGCCCGTGATCCGAACAGCCTGCACGCTGCACTGTGGCTCTCCGGCAACGGAACAAATGAGAGCGTTTATATCGACTACTAACCTTCAAAATAGCCGGGACTGCACGGAATTGTGCAGCCCCGGTTTCTTTGCGATGAAACGCACTTGATTTCTGCCGGTCTCCGTGTTATTCTGCCGATAGCCCTTTTATGGGCTGGGCGCTGCACGAACGGCAGGCGGTTAGCTACACCACCCGAAAGGGGGTGCTGCTCATGCGTATCACATTACATATCGGACGGTTTACCGTGACGATCATTGTGAAAAGCAGAAACCGCCACTCGGCAAAGTGACGGTTTCAAGGCTTCGCTTTGAAATTCTGACTAATCCGGGCTAACCGCTTGTCGCAGCGCCCTTTTTCTATGCCCATTATAGGCGGCTTTTCCGGCCTTGTCAAGTCTCGGATATATCCGGGGCTTTTTCTTTTGGCCGCATGGCCGACGTGAGCTTGTCGCGCTGCGCCTGCGTCTCTACTGCACGGCCAACAAATGCGGAAACTGTTTCTCCGGCGTTCTGCGCGGCCTCCTGTGCCGTTTTAAGCGTTCCGGGTGTAAGGATAACCTCTGAGCCTTGCGTCGCTCCTGCGGGTTCCTGTGGGATTTCTCCTATAGCTTCACCAATGGCGCGGTTGATAAAGCCGTTCACGCTTTCACCGGTCTGTGCTGCAAATGTTTGGATTTCACCTTTCCGGCCCTTGGGCATCCGCACAAGAACTTTGTCGTAAGCCTTGTCCTCATATCGCTTGATACTTTCATAGCTATTTTTCCCACCCAATGCCTTCACCTCCGTGCATCAGATTATATATTAAAATACATTAGATATCTATATGCAAAATCGCTAAATAACTATAGATATCTTTATGCATTTTACCACCTTGCATATAGATATCTGCATGCTATAATAAGACCATAGCAAGGGGCACGGAGCCCCCACCAACCACCACAGGGAGGCCGGTACGGTCATTGTGCCGCCTCCCACACAGAAACGCAAGGAGGAAAAGAAAAATGAAAAGCGAGGAGGGTTTAAGCAATGGCTGAAAAGAGTTTGATCGAACTACTCTCCGATATGGAAGAGATCCAATTCCTGATGCACTGCGCCATTGAATCCGTGCGGCAAAGCTGGGTAGCATTGACGCAAGGCGTGGATATGCCTACCGAGGCAGATTATGATGCGCTGTGGGGCACTTATCACCGCCTGTCGCAGTTAGACGCGGCATTCCTTCAAAACAAGGAAGACCTTTTGAAATCGCTCGGACAGCTCTCTAAGGACGCTGAAAGGGAGGCGTCCGCATGAAGCCCCTATACTGCGCCTGCTGCGATACGCCGCTGATGAGCGCGGCCACGGCGTTCGTCTGCCCGACCTGCGGGGCTGTGTACCGTCAGCATGGGACACGCTTCGCCTTTGCCGCCGAGCGCGAATGTAAGATCCTCTATCAAGATGGCGCAAGCGAATGAGCGCAAAGAGCAACGCCGGGAGATTTCCCGGCGTTCTTTTTATGCCCCGTTGCGGTTTTTGTTGCGGTTTTCGTCTTTCAAACAAATTGGTTCGAAAAAAGGAAAAACCTCGAAACCGTAGCGATTTCAAGGTTTTTCTTTGGAGCTGCTGGGCGGATTCGAACCGCCGACCTCATCCTTACCAAGGATGCGCTCTACCTACTGAGCTACAGCAGCATATATGGCGACCAAGAAGGGGCTCGAACCCTCGACCTCCAGCGTGACAGGCTGGCGTTCTAACCAACTGAACTACTTGGCCATGTGCGCTTTCGTCTTGGAACTCAAGCTTGCTTATTATAGCAAGTACCGCGCAGAATGTCAACACCCATTTCCTGTTTTTCCTGCAATTTTTTCAGAGGGCGGCGGGTAATCGCCGCCCTCTGCTCTATTTACAGCTCCCGGGCCTTGAACCACTTCACGGACAGCGCCCAGCTGCCGACGAATATCGCCAGTGTAATGATGATGACCGGCAAAATCGGAAGTACGGTCAGCACCCCTCTTACCGATTCGGATGCCATCAGCACCCCGCAGGTCGCCGACGCGATCATCACCACAGCGATATACACCGCGCGCCCTTTCGTGGCGCCGAATTTGAACATAACCGGAAACATCAGTGCCGGAACGCCCAGCCCCACCGCCAGCAGCAGCGGAATCAGTATCGACAGCGGCACGGCTGTGCCGCCGGCCACAGTAGGCTGCCCGGTAAGCGCGCTGATAAGCAGCACCAACGTGATGATGAGCGCCGTCAGCACAGCGCTGGTAACATACTTCGCCGCTACAAGCTGCCGCCGACCTATCGGCAGCGTATCACAATAGGCCAGCCAGCCGTCCCTCTCGTCGGCACTCAGCAGTGATGCCGGCAGAGATCCCACAAAAAACACCGGATACAGCAGCCATAGCGGGTTCGCACCTCCACCGCCCTTGTTCAGAAAGGTGAGGCCGAAAAATATGACCACCAGCAGGATATATGACTTGCCGTACTGCCATAGGCAGCGGCCCTCCTTATAAAACAATCCCTTCATCTCACACCTCCTTTGCCATGAACACGAACAGATCCTCAATATTCACCTGTCCCAGCGCCATGCCGGCAGGCACCGCATCACGCCGCACCAGATACTCCGTGCCGTAGGGCGTGGTGTGCCGCCCGCACACCGCCGCCGGGTCAATGTCCTCTGCACCGCCCCGCAGGATGCCGTATTCCTCCGTCAGCCGATCCTTCTCTTCGCACAGCAGCAGCCGCCCTTTGTGCAGAAACGCGATGTAGTCGCAGATCTTCTCCAAATCGCTGACGATGTGGCTGGAGATCAGCACGGCGTGCTCCTCGTCCCGGGTGAAGTCCGCGAAGATGGTCAGTATCTCGTCCCGTACCACCGGGTCAAGGCCGCTGGTGGCCTCGTCCAGCAGCAGCAGCTTCGGCTGATGGCTCAGCGCCACAGCCAACCCCTGCTTCATCTTCATACCGCGGGAGAAATTCCTGAAGGGCTTATCCTCCGGCAGCGCCAGCCGCCGCAAATAGCCGGCGTACGCCTCCGGCTGCCAGTGCGTAAAAATGCCCGCCATCATACGGCCGATCTGCTGCGCGTTCATGTACTCCGGCAGTCCCACCTCGTCCAGCACCACGCCGATGTCCTCCCTGTCCAGGGCGGTCATCGCTCGGTTATCCTTTCCGTAAACGGCGACGGTGCCCCCGTCCCGGCTGAGAGCGTTCAGGATCAGCCGTATGGTGGTGGACTTTCCGGCGCCATTCTCGCCGATCAGCCCCATAATGCACCCCGCAGGCAGCGTCAGGTCAAGCCCCTGTAAGGCAAAATCGCCCCGCCGCTTCGTCAGTCCGTGTATTTCCAATGCGTTCATTCTGTTTCCTCCCTCTGGAGACGCCACATCTCGTCCAGCTCCTCCTCTGTCAGCCGGCAGGCAGATGCCAAGCGGCGGATCTCCTGCATATGGCCCTCTATCTTCTTCAAATTCTCCTCCCGCAGCAGTTCCGTGCTGCGCTCCGCCACGAAGCACCCCTTGCCGGGTAGGGTATAGATGAACCCCTCGCTCTCCAGCTCGTCATAGGCCCGCTTGGTGGTGATGACGCTGATACGCAGATCCTTGGCCAGCACCCGTATGCTGGGCAGCGCCTCGCCCTCGGTCACCTGTCCGGACAATATGGCGTCCTTGATCTGACTGTATATCTGGTCGTAAATGGGCGCGCCGCTGCGGTTGTCGATGTATAGCTGCATAAGAGGCCTCCTTGTGCAAACTGTATATTAACAGTATATACAGTTAATTCCGATTGTCAATAGGAAATTTCTGTGGTACAATATCCGGCAGAAACGCAGTACGCACAAAGGAGCCCTTCATGTATATCGGAAACGTAGAAATACACTCCAAACTGTACCTGGCACCCATGGCCGGTGTTACGGATCTGGCCTTTCGCCAGATCTGCCGTGAGCTGGGCGCCGGCATGAGCTGCACAGAGCTGGTCAGCGCCAAGGCTCTGTGCTATCAGGACAAGAAAAGCCGGGGCCTTTTGAAGCTGGCCCCCAACGAAAAGCCCGCCGCTGCCCAAATCTTCGGCAGCGATATCCCCTGCATGGCTGAAGCCGCCGTCATCGCCGCCGAGGTGTCCGGCGCAGACATTATCGACATCAATATGGGCTGCCCGGTGGGCAAGGTAGTGGCCAACGGCGACGGCTCCGCCCTGATGAAGGATCCGGAGAAGGCTGCCCGACTGGCCGAGGCGGTGGTCAAGGCCAGCCCCGTACCCGTGACGGTGAAAATGCGCCGGGGCTGGGATAAAGGCAGTATCAACGCCGTTGAGTTGTCCAAAATGCTGGAGCAGGCAGGCGTCAGCGCCATTGCCGTCCACGGCCGCACCCGCACCCAAATGTACAGCGGTCAGGCTGACTGGACCACTATCCGCCAGGTGAAGGAAGCGGTATCCGTGCCGGTCATCGCTAACGGCGACATCTTTTCGGCAGAGGACGCCGTCCGCATTTTACAGTTCACCGGCGCGGACATGGCCATGATCGGCCGGGGCTGTTTCGGCAACCCGTGGCTGTTTCAACAGGCCCAGGCAGCGCTGGAGGGCCGTCCCATTCCTCCCCTGCCGCCGCTGCGTGAGCGGTGGGACACCGCCGTGCGGCAGATCGAGCTGGCCGTTGCGGACAAGGGCGAGCACATCGCCCTGCTGGAGGCCCGCAAGCAGCTGTGCTGGTATCTCAAGGGCGTGAGCCACGCCAATTACTATAAAGAACAGATCGTCCGCCTGACCACACTGGAGGAGCTGTACCGGGTGGCGGCGGGTGTCAGGAGGGATCTGCGATGAACAATGAACAGGACATCCTGCGCCGCGCCCAGCAGGGCGATAGCGAAGCTTTCCGCCTGCTGGTGGAAGCCTATCAGACACAGGTATACCGTCTGGCCCTGCGGATGTGCGGCGAAGCGGCGGCAGACGACGTGACCCAGGAGGCGTTTCTCGCCGCATGGCGGGCACTTCCGGAGTTCCGCGGTACCTGCCGCTTCTCCACATGGCTCTACCGCCTGACCACCAACGCCGCCATCGACTGGCTCCGCCGGGAGAAGCGCCATCGGGGCATGGATGATGTCACCGAGCTGGAGCTGCCGGATGACGGCCCCGGCCCGCAGGACCAGGCAGAACAGGCAGAAACACAGCAGACTGTCCGCCGTGCGCTGGGTCAGCTGTCGGAGGAGCACCGGCAGGTCCTGCTGCTGCGGTATATGCAGGAGCTGGACTATGCCGAGATCGCCGCGGCGCTGGAGATCAGTGAGGGAACCGTGAAGTCCCGCATCAGCCGGGCCAAGATGCGGCTGCGGGAATTGCTGGACGGCAGCGGGAACCTTTTTGACGGCGGGGCCGTCTTACAGACAGAGATCAGTGAAAGGAGGGAGCAGCCGTGACACAGCAGCCCTTTGACCCGATGGACAAATTGCTTCGCGAAGCGCTGGCGAGCGACGCCCTGCCGCCCTCCGGCCTGACGGACCGCATTATGGCACAGGTGGAGAGAACGCCTCAGGGCGGCAGCGCCGCCTCCAATCCCAAACGCAATTATAAGAAATGGTTGCTGACCGCCGCCGCATGTCTGGTCATCGTGGGCGCGGCGTTTCCCCTGGCGCTGCAAGGCCGCGCCAGCCGGACCGATCACGCTGCAGATGACGCCGCCACCGCCGATACGAATGCCGACAACGACATGGTCAGCAGCTACTACGGTGGACACCGCAGCGATGTACCAGATGGCGCCGCGCCGTCTGACGGCACCGGCGGAGACACCGAGCAGGCACAAAAGAACAACTCCGCACACGACCAACCCTTTGACCCGATGGACAGCGCTCTGGACCATGCGGCCGCGCTCCTGGAGCAGCAGGGCTGTACGCTGGAGGTCCTGGCCCGTGCGGATGATGCGGTGCAGGTAGCCATTGCCGATGCGGACACCCATCCCTCCGGCAATACGGACCTGCTGAAAAATGCCATGGTGGCCTCCGGTTTCGCGCTGGAGGGCGACTGGTATGTGTTGGAACAGGAGGAAACGACCCCGTGAAGCTACACACCAAGCAACTGACCCTCGCGGCGCTGACCGCCGCCGCCTACGCCGTTCTCAGCTATTTCGGCTCTATTTTCGGCATCACCTACGGTCCTATTCAGTGCCGTTTTTCCGAGGCGCTGTGCGTCCTGCCCTTCTTCCTGCCGGAGACGGCCTGGGGTTTGGGCGTGGGCTGCCTGATCGCCAACCTGCTCAGCCCCTACGGCGTGCTGGACATCGTGGTCGGCTCCGCCGCCACACTGCTGGCCGCCCTGCTGACCGCCCGGTGCCAAAAGAAGTGGCTGGCCCCTCTGCCGCCGGTGATCGCCAACACCGTGCTTATCGGCCTTGTCCTGGCCTATGAGCAGGCGGGTACCTCCGCTGCTTTCTGGCCCACCTACGCCTTCAATGCCCTGACGGTGGGCCTGGGCGAGGCCGTGGCCTGCTATGGCCTGGGCGGCCTGCTGCTGTGGCGGCTGGACAAGAGCAATGCCTTACAGCGCTATTTGCAGAACCGATGAATGAAAAGCCCTCCTTAGGCCAGACGGCCTTTTCGGAGGGCTTTTTGCCGCAAACGCTGCTCTGCGGACCTGAAATGCACTCCGGGCCGGTTGCAATCCACGGCGCGTTGTGTTACCATAACACTTACCACGGCGCCCCTCGGGCTCCATTAAAGGACGTATACGTTGTATGAGCGAGAGAGATAGAAAAAAACATACCGCCACCTCCCGTCTGGACACCAGTTCTCTGCCCCGCGGCCCGCTGAACTGGGTATTTTTCCCGGCGGCGCTGCTGTACCACGAGTTGCTGCTGCGGACCTTTGACAGGCAGAGCGACTTCTTTACCGGAACACTGGTGCTGGTGGTGCTGTTCGCCCTGGGCGCAGGACTGTTCTGGAGTCTGCTCATCAATCTGTTCCGTCACCGCCGGGCGGCTACCATCGTCTCTATCGCCGCCACCGCCCTGTGGACGGTGCTGGTGTGCGTGGAGTACTGCTGCCGCAGTTACTTCAAGTCCTACTTCGCTCTGTCCTTCATCGGCAACATGGCCAGCGATGTAGTGGGCGGTTTCGGCGACACGGTCCTGCCGGATGTCGTGCTGCCCCGCCTGCCCTTTATCCTGCTGGCCTTTGTTCCGCTGGCACTGTGCATTCTGCTGCGCCGGCGCATCGTCACCGAGCAGCGCATGGGCCGCTGGTCCCTGCTGTTCCTGCTGGTCGTATGCCTGCTGTTCGGCGGCATCGGCAGCGGCCTGGCCCGCTGGGGCACCTATCATGATGCCTATACCTACAACTTCACCACCGACACCGGTGTGACCCACTTCGGGCTCAACGCCAGTGTCCGTCTGGAGATCACCTACGCCATTTTCGGGCACCCCAGCCCCCGGCTGCCGGACACAGACACGAAGACAGATGTGCCGGATGACACCCCTGTTGTCACAACGCCGGTGGTCTACGGTGAAAATACCATGAACATCGATTTTGCCGCCCTGGCAGAGAACGCCTCCAGCAGCGCCGTGGCCCGTATGTCCGACTACTTCGGCTCGCTGACGCCCTCCAAGCGGAACGCGTACACCGGTATGTTCCAGGGCAAGAACCTCATTCTTTTCACCGCCGAGTCCTTCTCCCCCTGGTTCATCAGTGAGGAGCTGACGCCTACCCTCTACCGTCTGACCCACGAGGGCTTCGTGTTCGACAATTTCTATCAGCCCGGCTGGGGCCAATCTACCACCGGCGGCGAGTACGCGGTGATGACCGGTCTGCTCCCCACGTGGGTCAACGGCAATGTCAGCTTCTACGCCACAGCCAACAACAGTATGCCCTTTGCCCTGGGCAATCAGTTCCGGGCTCTGGGCTACACCACCGCCGCCTACCACAACAATATCTACAACTACTACCGCCGGGACAAGACCCACCCCAACCTTGGTTACGACTATCAGGGCCAGGGCAACGGTCTGCATCTGACCGAGGACGGCAGCTGGCCCTACTCCGATCTGGAGATGATCCAGAACACCATCACGCAGTATATTGACACCTATGTACAGAACGGCACACCCTTCCATACCTACTACATGACCGTCAGCGGCCACGGCGGCTACGGATGGGGCCACGCCATGGCCGCCAAAAACCGTGCCAAAGCTCAGGCCGCCTATCCCAACGCCTCCACCCAAGTCCAAGCCTATGTGGCCGCCAACCTGGAGCTGGAGAACGCACTGACCTACCTGGTAAACGCGCTGGAGCAGGCCGGTATTGCCGACGACACCGTCATCTGCCTGGCCGCCGACCACTACCCCTACCTGCTGTCAGAGACAGACACGGACTATTATAACGAGCTGCGGGGCTTTACAGACTCGGAGCGTGACACCTCCCGCTACCGCAACGCGCTGATTCTGTGGTGCGGCGGTATGGAGGAAGCTGTTACCGTATCTGAGCCGTGCAGTGCCGTGGACATCGTGCCCACGCTGAGCAATCTGTTCGGACTGGAATATGACTCCCGTCTGCTGTCCGGCCGGGACGTACTGGATCAGGACTACGACCCCGCCGATGCCTACGGCAGCATCCCGCTGGTGATCTTGCCCACCGCTGCCGGCAACAGCTGGACCACCGCCGCCGGCGTGTATGAGTCCTCTACCCGCACCTTCACCGCCAACCCCGGCGTCACGGTGCCGGAGGGCTATGTCAACGCCATCAACGACCGTGTGTCCCTGCAATACTACTACGCGGAGCTGCTGGTGACCTATGACTATTACGCCATTGCCCTGGGAGACCGCGCCCCCAACGCGCCGCAGCTCCCCGATCCCTCTCCGGCAGAGGATACGACACCGGATGAAACACCGGAGCAGCCGGACTACATAGAACCGGAGACATAAGCAGCGAGCGCCGTCCTGTCTGACGGCGCTCGTTTTCCTATATACTCAGCGGCTGTCCGTGCCGCCCACCGTTGTCTCCGCACCGGATCTCGCATCTTCCTCGGATACTGGCTTCGCTGCGGCCGCCGCAGATATGGGACGTCCACCGTCCTCACCGCCAACGCCGAACAACTCATACACCATGCGGCGCAGGATATAGCGCCTGTGTTCACGCTCATGCAGTCTCATTTCCGTTGTTATACCCCCATTCCTCCGCCGCCCGGCTGGCGGTGGGCACTCTGCTGTCTGCCATTATAACACCGCACACGGTCGAAGCGCGGCAGAATACGTCTGCTGCCGCCGCCATCTTCGTCACAACGGGCGAAAGCGCCCCATCTGGAGCGCTTTCGTTCTTTCTATACACCAAATTCGTCAATGCCGACCCACGCGGTCCCAGTCCGCTTCGTTTTCGTACAGCAGGCGGGTCCCCTCCAGATACTGGGAGTCCATCGGGTTACTGATAGATACCGCCGCCTTATACTTCTCCAGTGCACGGCGGGATTTCTCCGGCGGCTGCACAGTGCCGGCACCGGCAATACACCCGCCGGGGCAGGCCATGCCCTCCAGCAGATAGCCGTCGTACTTGCCCGTCCGGGCGATACGCAGCATCCGCCGGCACTCGTTCAGCCCCTCCGCGGCGGCGGTCTTGACCGCCACCTCCGGGTGCAGGCGGTGGATCACCTCCTCCACCGCCTTGGCCACGCCGCCGCCGGCGGCAAAGCCTACGCCGGGGGCACTGGCCTCGTAGTGGGAGGGCAGATCCGGGATCTGGCTGAAGTCGATGTCCTTGGCCTCGAACATTCCCCTCAGCTCCTCGAAGGTGATGACAAAATCCACATCACTGCGGACACTGCGGCGGCTGGCCTCCAACTTTTTGGCGGCGCAGGGACCGATAAAGACGACGCGGCACCCAGGCCGGCGGCGCTTCTGCAGCCGCGCCGTCAGCACCATAGGCGTCATGGTCATGGAGATATACGGCGCAAAGCCGGGGAACTCCTTTTTGGCCATCACAGACCATGCCGGACAACAGGAGGTCGCCATAAATGGCTGCTTCTCCGGCACCATACGCAAAAACTCCTCAGCCTCCTCCACCGCGCACAGATCGGCGCCCACGGCCACCTCCTCCAACGCGGCAAAGCCCAGCTGCTGCATGGCGGCCTTGATCTGTCCCGGCGTTACATTGTCTCCGAACTGGCCCCAGAATGCCGGTGCGATCACCGCCACCACCTCGTCGCCCCGACGGATGGCGTGGATCAGCTGGAACAGCTGTCCCTTATCCACGATCGCTCCGAAGGGGCAATTCACCAGGCACATACCGCAGCTGACGCACTTGTCATAGTCGATCTTGGCGTGGCCGTACTCATCCTGACCAATGGCATTCATGCCGCAGGCCTCCTGGCAGGGCCGGGTAAACTTGATGATGGCGTGGTAGGAACAGGCATCCCGGCATTTGCCACACTTGATGCACTTATCCTGGTCGATATGCGCCTGTCCGCGTTCGATAGCAATGGCCCCTTTAGGGCAGGCATTCTGGCAATGGCGGGCCAGACAGCCCTGGCAGGCATTCGTGACCTCATAGTGAGTAGGCGTGCAGCCGTTACAGGCGTATTTTATAATGTTCACCAGTGGAGGATCGTAGTACTTCTCCGCGATGGCACTCTCCTCCACCCCGTCGCTGAGCAGGCTGTGCTCCGCCACCGGCCGCAGGGGCAGGCCCATAGCCAGCCGTATACGCTCGCCTACGATAGCCCGTTCCAGAAAGATGGACTCCCGTTGGTTGCCCACCTCACCGGGAACGATCTTGTAGGGCAGCTTTTCCATACGGCGGTAGTCTCCGCCCTCATAGGCCAGCCGCGCCACCTCGGCAAACACTTGCTTACGCATATCCGCGATGGAGCATTTAAAGTTTCTCATAGGTACACTTTTCCTCCGAAACCCCCAGTCTTTTGTTACCATTATAACAAATTCATTATGGAAAACAATGTGCAGTTGCGAGAATTTCTATCGCCGCGCGAATGTTTCCTCATGCAACCTGCACAGCCTTCCGCCACAGCCGTTAAGGCGTTGTTAAGATGCCTTTTATCTCCGGTCCCGCAGGGCCTCCTCCAGCTTGTGCAGCGCCTTTTTTTCAATGCGGGACACATAGCTGCGGCTGATACTGTAATGGGCCGCCACCTGCCGCTGTGTCTGGGGCAAATGGCCGTCCAGGCCGTAGCGCCGCCGCAGAACATCCGCCTCCCGAGGAGTCAGCTCACGGGCCAGCAGCTGATGCAGCAGACGTCTGTCCTCCTTGCTTTGCAGCTCCTCCAGCATGGTGTCCTCTTCTCCCACCACATCGCCCAGATACAACGCATCACCCTCCGGCCCCGTATCCAGCGCCTCGTTCAGCGACACCTCCCCCTGCAATTTTTTCTGTCCCCGGAAGTACATTAGTATCTCATTTTCTATACAACGAGCGGCGTAGGTGGCCAGCTTGATCCCCTTGTCAGGGCGGAAGGTATTGACCGCCTTGATAAGCCCGATCGTTCCGATGGAGATCAGATCCTCCTGGTCGGTGGACTGCGTGTAATACTTCTTGAAGATGCAGTCTCGAAGGCTAATCTGTCCCGTGTATAATAGGCTGAAGCCGTTTGCCCCAGCCGCAGATAGAGTTCCAGATGGATGTGTTTGTCATCGCTGTCCTCACATACCACCGCATGGTCGAGGATCGTGGCAACCACTTCTGATTGGATCGGCTCCTTGCAGTTTAGATCTGCCCATAGCGCCTTTTCCAACGCAGCCGTATCCGTGGCCGCGATTTTCTTTTGCTGCTCCTGCTGCTGCAAGGCAATCGTTTGTGTTTGCAGTGAGGTGATTTGCTCATTGAAGCGACTGTTTCGCTTTTTGAATTCCTGCATGGTAATGGCGTCGGCCATACTCAGCTCCAGTAACTTTTCCTTTTTGTCCTCCAGCTGCTGTATCTGCGCTTGCAGTCGGGCGATCTCCTTGGAGTGGTCTTCCTTCTTCTGTGTATTTGTAACGGAATCCAACACCATACGGATGATCTGCCTTTGATGCTTTACCAGCTTCTGAAACTGCTCTGCCAAAATAGTATCCAGTTCCGTGGTGCGAATGGTAGGCAGGTCGCAGCCAGCTTTCCCGTGTTCACGGTACATCTTGCATTTCCAGAACTCCGTTTCACCCTCCTGCGTCTTGAAGGATTGCCGGTGAAAGGACGTTCCATGCTTTCCGCAGATGATTTTGCCGCTGTAGGGATACCGGCTCTGATACCCTACACCATAGGCTTTCGAACGGGCACTCCTCTGCTTAAAAAGGGCATTGGCCTTATCCCATACTTCTTCCGACACGATGGCCGGAATATTCGAATCAGGATAGGATACCCATTCACTTTCGTCGAGGAACGCTGTCTTTTTCTTGCGGTAGTCTAACGATTGGGTCTTGTTGCCACAGTACCAGCCCTTATATTTGGGATTTTGCAGAATGTGTCCGATGGTGCTTGTGTTGAATACATTTCCCTGCAAGCTGGTGTAACCACGGCGGGTCAGCTCCTGTGACAAGCTGCGCAGGCCATATTGACCGGTGGCATAGAGTTCAAATATCTGCTTTACCGCCTCTGCCTGCTCCGGAACAATGGTCAGCTTACAGTCCTTTTTATCATAGCCCCACAAGCGATTATTGCCCAGTACACGACCGTTCTTGATAGATTGACGAAAGCCGAATTTCAGTCTCTCAGAGAGCTTGCGTACCTCGTCCTGTGCTACACCTGCCATGACCACCAATCGGAACTCGCTATCGCTGTCCAGTGTATTGATGTTGTCATTCTGGAATAGAACGCCCACATTGTTCTCCAGCAGCTCCTGCGTGTACTGGATGCTGTCCAGCGTATTGCGGGAGAAGCGGGAGATCTCCTTCGTGATGATAAAGTCAAACATTCCCCGCTGGGCATCCGCGATCATCCGCAGAAAGCTGTCCCGTTTGTAGGTGCTGGTGCCGGAAATGCCCTCGTCTATGTATCCGGGGATGTACGTCCAGTTGGGATTTTTCTGAATAAACTCTGTGTAGTATTGAATTTGGTTTTCCAAACTGCCCTGTTGCTCCACCTTCTCAGTAGAAACGCGGGCGTAGAAGGTTACACGCAGCGGCAGGTCATAAATCGACTTGCCCTGCCGCATCTGCTCTCTCAGCCATCGAACTGTCATCATGGGTATCGGCCTCCTCAACCATTATTTCTTCCATAGCTTCAGTATCAGAGGTAAATCGGCATTTGTCAAAAAAACGGGAGTTGCAGGCAGAAACATATGTCTCTTCCGAAATCAACTCCCGCTTCCATAGACGTTTCAACAAAACCAAGGCAATATCACGATCAACTTCTGTCATAGGCAACTCCTCCCTCCATAAAGTATGCGGTAATCGGGGTGATATGAATAAGCAACAACGCGCTTCCCAAAGTGCGCTTTTGCTTACCCACACTTTTACGGTCGTAAAAATCTCAGGCAAAACAGGCAGCTGGTGGCTGCCAGCCTCACGGGAATCTCACCCCGGCCCATACTGATGGGTGCGCCGCACGATGCTTTGAGGGCGTCCAATGCGGGAGTATCTTTAAGGGTGCCGGTGGTCATGGCCAACAGAGTGCCGCCCTGTTTCTGAACAACGCCTGTTTCGCTCCCTCCCGTGCGGGAGATCATGGCGGGCGCTGTCCTCTGGCTCACACCGGCACGAACGTACCTGTCTGCTTTATGACACGCGAAGTGCGTTTTTCAAGGAGCATGGGGCATATAGGCCCGCAGCCGAGGTCAATACGCGCTTGACAGCAGCTGCCAGTCTATATAAAACCCACAGCGGCAGCGCAAGGGGGATACGCCGCCGCTGTGGACGGAGGGGGCTAAACCGTGTAGAGCTTACTTGCGGAGGAAAGCGGCCACCATATCAATGAACTGCGCGTTCGTTGGTGGCTGCGACAACGGGTGGCCTGCAATACGCTCAAGTAAGCTGTGGTCAGGTTGTCTCCA